TTGCTGCTGAGTTGTCTACCAGATCCTGCCATTCAAATCCGAATTCTTTTGTGCTGTCTGCGGTAAGAACCTTACCATTTGAAGACCCTGGCATTGGGTATCGTTCTTCCGCAGCCGGGGATATGCCTGAGTTATAGGCTAGTAAATCGCCTTTCGTTGTTAGTTGGTCAGGAGTAACAGATGTTACATTCTCCCACTTACTCGTTCCAGAGTCATAACGTAAAACCTGATCGTCTGCTATAGAAACAATATTAACATTAGCTAGATCATCAATATCCGCTAACGCTATTCGTGCATCTGCTCTAGAGTTTGTATAGTAAAGATTGGTTTCCTCTGGCACATCGGCGGTGCTTACCTGGTTGGCTCCAGTACCAAAGTCAATCAGAGTGTCATCGATCCCGTCGGCTTTTATGGATACAGCACCAGCGGTTACATCGAAATGATCGGAGTCAAATGATGCTACGCCTTGGGCAGCGGTAGTTGCAGCAACGCCAGATACCGTTAGGATCTGACCCGCGCCTGCAGTTGTTATACCGGTATTACCAGTTATTTTAAAGGTTTGAGTATCTAGATCAACGCTAAGACCACCGGTGTCTGATGCATCCGTATAATCCAAATCATGCGCTGATACCTGAGCGTCTACATACGTCTTGATAGCGCCCTGAGTAGCTAGTTTTGTTGCGCTCCCAGTAGCTACATCGCCATCATCAATATCTGTTACTATAGCGCCAGAAACTAACTCTAAGCTAGTGTCTGCTTTTAGTGTTGTGCCGGTTACCGCAGCAGGGGTTGAACCGCCAATAGCAGCACCGTCAATAGTTCCCGCCTCAATATCTACCGACTTTTCCGTTTCTGGACTGACAGCTAAAGTTATAAACGTAGAGCCGTCATAAAACTTAAATAGATGGTTTCCTGCGCCGCCAGATGTATCTATCCAAAGCAGACCCTCAGACAAAGATACTGTAGGTGCTGATGCTGATGTATGTACAACATTGACAATTGAATCTACGGATGGAAATGAATTCTTTAAGACACTCTTTATAAGCCTAAGATGGTCATCGCCTTGCGATACATTATCCGATGCTGGTGGATTTGAACTTACCAGTGAGTTAAGATAGGTTCCTGTTTCTAATGCCATTAGTAGTATCCGCCTGTATTCATTACTCGCAACTCAGTTCCTGAGTGCGAATCTTTATCGTCTTGTAGCTGTAGGTTATTTACAGCCTCCCCAAATGCCGTTGCCCATAATTGGATTCTAGCATCGTTCATTAAAAACGGTTCAGCTTCTAGCAATGCCCCATATAGGTATAGATCTGGATTGTGAGTTAGCATCGTGCTTGTTGTAGTTACATCAGACAAGGATGGTATTTTTGCATAATATGTCATCTCCACCGTATACACGGCATCAGGTACCGGGCCAAAGTAAATATACCCTGCCCTCATAGTATATGATTGAGGCAGTCCTGTGCTTGTTCCGGTGTTAGTTCTAGCCATAATTTCTGGTGTGATATACTGCATCGTTCGTATACTTGATGCGCCAGTTGATATGCTTCCAGAACCCCACGTTGTGTAAATCTCAACAACAGTAGCCCCTGTTGTGTGTTCCGCTTTAGTTGTGCTATTGGCTCCCCTAGCGGATACAGTCAAGACGTTGGCAATTTTACCTGAGTATGTTATCTGCTCTGTTCCTATTAGTATAGTTCCAGAGGCTGACAGAGAGGATGCGTCCGTTAATGTTATGCTTGCTACGGAATCGCTTATATCTCCATTTAGAGTCGTGGATGCAATCTGACTATTGTTATACTTTATAGCCAACATTTGCAAATAATCTGTTGGCATAAGATATCTTTTTGATCCGCCTATGGTCGATAAGATTTGCTCTTTCTCCATAATGCGTATACGCAAAACTCTATTCATGCGTGTTTCAGCCAAAGCTACAAACTCAGGTATCCGCGCCGATAAATCATCCCTATCCAGCCAGTTTGCTACAGCAGTCTGTAATTCGCTGTAGGTTGAGATAGCCATTATCTAGTTAGTTCTGATACGTAGACAACTCCGGCAACTGACACTTGTAGCGCGGCAACTTTCTCGGCTGGACGAATAGCGAACTCAGTTGGCCAATTCTTCAATAAGAAGAAACCAGTAGACGCGGATGCTGTTGGATTCGTTCCAAAAAGAATGTACGCATCTTGGGTAGCTGTTATCGATACAGTGTAAACCTGATCCGATATAGCATTACCAGTCTGCGCTGATACAGCTGATGTGGTAATCGATTGGGTTACCCCTGCTGGTCTATATAACATTTCTATCACCTATATAGTTGTTGGAGATGTTTTGAAGTATTTAAACTCTGGGTCATTTAATTTCTTAGACAGTAGTTTTTTATCTTTCAATATTGCCCCATTTGTTTCCTTTATCCATTGATCCCAAATAACAACAGGAATGGATGCGACCTGATGCCAATCCCCACGTTTACCGGTGGTTAGCTTGTCGCCGTAATCATTATACTTTCTTTTAGCATAATCTAATATTGGTTGAGCATCTTGGGTTTCATGTATTGTGAACGTATTGTCCGGCTCCTCATGGAATATGGACTTTATATGTTGTGTTACATCTAAAACCTTTCCTTTAGCCAATGGGATATATCCTCTTTCCGCCAGAACCCCTATGCAGAGGAACTTGCAGTTCCTGTTCGTTAGTTTTACTGCGAACTTTAGGCGCTTCTGACACTCTTTTGGTTTGTTTTTTCTTTTCTTTCATAGTGGATCGGGGGGCAGATTAACTACCCCCCTTTCCTCCTTAGATTATGGTGTTAAGCACAATCGTAGATGCAACCGCTTGCGGCTTCATTTTTCGCCATTAGGCCGTACTCAGCAACAAGCATCTGCTTTTTGCTGTCGCCTGTTCGCGCAATATCCAGGGTCTGGAAAGGACGCAAATAAGACACTGCCCAAAAATCGAAATCAAAAAACCACGCATCACGCTCTCGCTGAAATCTATTAGGAACAACTTTGAAATTTCCAAAGTCGGACACATAGATGTCCACTGCAGCAACGACATGCGCTGGTGCAGGCTTATCCGCAGATGTACGAAGCGGAGAAGTAGTCTGAGTTAGATCAGAGATAGCCTGTTTATTAGACGGGCCAACCATGATCGTGTCAGCATTAGAGCCGTTGTCAAAACACTTTTTGATAACTTCCTTGATGAGGACTTCAGTGATTGCTCGTAGAGCGCCGTTGGTCGTGATATTGCTACCAGTCCCAGCGCACGCTGCACCACCAGCACCAAACGTAGCTACGTTGGTTTTAACCCACGCGCCTAGTCCTGCTGTGATACGAGTATCGCCAGTCGGTTGTCCTGCAGTACCTGCAGCAACTGCCGCTGGTACGGCTTTCGCAACATTCTCCATCAGCATCTTTTCCATATCGCGCTTCATTTCTTTAGCGCGCTTGGCTAGCTGATATGCCTGAGAACTGCGTCGGCCTGCAAAGTCAACCGCTTCTGCGGTCCCGGTTGTTGCTACTGATTTTCCGCTAATCTGACAATAATTACCTACCCTAGCTGGTTCTGCAACAGCAGTGTTTGCTAAGTCATCGCCCTCAACGATACGGTTTGTAGCAGCCGCAGTAAGGGAATCGGTTTGCCACTCAAAGAAAGTGGAGTCACACGACTCTCGTCCTGCAGACGACATAAACGGAGTATCGGTAGGGGAGATATTGTAGATAACATTTGACAGATCTTCACGTAGACCCACTGCCGCATATGTGGAGCGGGTACCTGCTGGTCTTGCCATTTTTTATTACCTCTTGTTATAGTTCTACAAAATCCTCCAACAAAGAAGCCGCGTCTGAAACGTGACCTGTTTGTTGTAAGCGCTTCATTGAAGCAATACGCTGAGATTTTTGTGCCTCTTTTTTTCCAGAACCTTTGCCGGATCTAACTACTCTTGGTTTGTTCTTCACCTTTTTGGTCTTGACATCGGCGCGTTGCAATTCATCATACTTTTGCGCTTTCATCAAAACAATCAAAGATCGGTGATCAACCAGAGAACCTATCTCCTCCTCTGTATACCCTTGTCCAGTAGCATATTCGCGCAACCCTGTAGCCAACACTTTCTGTTGGGTAGCGTCGCCCCATTCGGGAATTTTCTCTACCATTTGTGCATGTTCCTGTTGAAGAACCTGCTGCTGCAGAGATTGCATTTCCCCAGCCTGCTTCTGTTGCTCTATAGTATACTGATGTTGGCCTGCTCTTACGCGCTCTTGTGTTTCTCTGTACTCGTCGCGCTTAGTGATAAACTCAATAGGATCTTCCTCTTTGAGTTTATTCCAATCTACATTAGCAAATTGGTCAAGACCTCCCATAGATTGCTGGATTAGTTGGTTTA